CTTAATTAAACCTTTGGCGGCTGTAGCTACTCGTTTCTCAGCATCAGATAGAGCTTCGATGTCTTGCTTTTCGTTAGCGTCAGAGGTTTGAATGGTTCCGTTGGTTGCGTAGATATCGTCATATCTTACTGAGCTTTGGCCCAAGTCCACGCTGTTGTCGTAGTTTGCTCCTGTATATTCACAGGGAGTAATTGACCTTGGAGTATGATTTAATCTTAATCCACCAAAGTTATTGTTGCTTCCACTAAAGTAAGCAGACCCATCGCTTAAAGAACCTAAACGTAGATTTAAACTTGTGTTAAGGTACCCATTTATTAAATCACCATCTCCTGATGGGCGAGCAACCGCTAATGGAGGACCAGCAGTACTAGCATGATTTGCTCTTCCGTCAGCAAATAACGCTGACCCTGCGTTTACAATACTAGTAGAGGTTTTACCCACAAGAAAGTTACCTGAGCTATCGATGCGCATACGTTCTGAAATAGTAGCAGTGCTTCCTGCACTTGTACTTCCACTATTTCTCCAAACATGTGTACCGCCATCTTGATAGTATTGGCTTGTAGCTCCAGTAAACAATGCCTTATTAGCACTTCCATTCCAGTATAAATTGTTACTCAGGGATGTTGTTCCTGCGCCATCTTCATCAAAGTGGACTAGAAAAGAACCACCTAACTGTAAACTATCCGTACCAGTACTATCAGAAACAGCAGCAGGAGTTATGCCAATTCCAACACGACCAGAGCTATCAATTGTAACCCTATCTGCCGCACTTGTGCCAAAAACCAAACTGTCATTGGAATGAGCGTATTGTATGTATCCTCTATAAGCAGCCGCACTAGCACCATCTCCAAAGTGAATAGTGTTTACCCCATTTGTAGTAGAAAAAAACTGTATTCTACTTGCACCGTCAGTCGTAGCATCACCTATTGTTAAAAATTCAGGAGGGCTAGTATTTCCAATTCCAACCTTGCCGTCATCTTGAACCTTAAATAAAATATTATTGTTATCTATAGCCGTTTGATTGTGACCAACAGAAAAATATTCACCTGTTGTACTGTTATCACTGTCAATGTTTATACGCATTGAAGCAGGGGAATTTATAATTCCGTTATGACTTCCATTATCATCTAGCTCTAATACACCATTATCACTTGCTAATTTAGTTGCTATAAGAGTGCCAGTAACATCTACACCAGTAGAGGTGGTGGCGAGTTTGGCTGAGTTGTCGTAGTAAAGAGTTACTGCGCCATTATTTGCTGCAAACAAATAGTTCTCACTGTTATCAGCATTGTTAAGCTCAAGATTATTAGCTTGTATTCTTAGGTTGCCCGTCCCACTGTCTTGTATGATGCTGCGACTGCCATCATGGTATATGCTTAGATCTGACCCTGCTCCAAATATGGCTTTATCGTTGTCTCCAAAAGTTATATTGCCTGTAGTAGATAATGAAGAGACAGACACGGCCTGAGCCGTAAGTGTGCCATTACTGATTGTAAAATCACCCAGAACATTACCACCAAACACACTGAATGTATCGTAAACTACTATCTCAACAACATCACTAGCTGCTAAAGCCGCTAACCCCCCAATGGTGTTTGCAGTTGTTGTATTGTAGTCGGAACCTGCAACTAACGTAGCACCGTTTAAGTTGACATCGACATAATTACCATCAGTAAAGGTAAGTGTATTACCACTACTGTCATTACCACTGAGAGAGGTCTCTCCTCCCGAAGCTGTAAAATAATACCGACTGCGTACAGCCTGTGACGGTGTTCTGCCTAGATATGCCATCTATTACGGTAGCTCCTGTGCGTCCATTTCTTTTTCATATGCAGACTTAACATCGTCTGTCCAGACTGCGTTACATACAGCTTGTATTGATGCGTCTTCACCGCTGATGTCTGTATCACCCCATGTGTCGTCTGTCTTTGTACGACAGACTAAAACGTGCCTGTGGTAAGTGCGACTTATTTCTACGTCGTCTTTTTTAATGATTGTTGATTTTCGGACTTGCACATTTTTATGTGGACCCCTGATCTCACAATCGTATTCTGTTTCTTCTGTTAGTGCCATTGTTTATTTCCTTTTGGCTATGGACTGACTACCCAATCTCCGACTAGGGTGTTAAGCGACTTCATATGTTATTGAACCTCTCATAGTTCCTGCTTGCCAATTATCATCTACATTTTCATCAAAATCATTAAATTGCCTAATTATAAGAGAATTGTTTGTTGCGTGTTTAATACATGAAGTTGCGACTGTAGCTTCAGGAATGCAAGTACGAATACCAAAAGTTCCTGCAAAATAATAATTATATGATGCATTATTATTAAATGGTAGGCCACCTATATAGGCTATGCTTGATCCTTGGGAAGAAATAGAACTTACGTTTACATCAAAAGCTACCGTTACCATTCTACCAATCTTAGTGTACCTACCATGGGATGAATATGATGCAGTTATAGCACCACCAGACCAACGACCTAAAAAGGGAACCCATGTGCCTTCTTCGTAATCGTCTAAAGCATTGGCGGCTGCGGTGTCTCCGTTAAAGGTTAGACCACCCCCTGCAAGAATACGCATACGTTCTGTGTTGTTAGTACCAAACACTAAAGAAGTATTTTCACGGTTCCAAAGATAAGGTGTGCCGGTAGCAAGTACTAAGTGAAATCCATCAGAATTAGTATTTCCTGATGTTCCATCTGTTATGTGTAGCGATGCTCCTGCAGTATTAGAGGTAGTATGAATTTGTAAGTTTTTCTCGTATTGAGATGAAGGGGAGCTATCTCCTATTCCAACATTTCTATTGAAATAAGCATCTCTATTTGCCAGTAAACCTAAAGTGGTTCCGGCAGCATTATTAATATATAAAGCACCATCAGTATACGAATAAAAATCTATATTACCACTTGAGCCTGTAAGCCGCAACTGTGGACTAGACCCACCACCAGTAACATGGAGCTTCTGGGATGGCGCATCTCCAATTCCAACCTGACCAGAGCTATTTATGGTCATGCGGTGGCTTCCACCAGTAGCAAAAGATAAAGCATTAGCTCCTGACCTATACATGCCTGTATCTGGGTCTCCATAAAAAGTGTGGGTTGGAGCAGAGTTAGAACCATTTGTTGAGCCAACTGCACCAGATACACTTAGCCTTACAGCACTGTCAGGTGTCATTCCTACGCCAACGTCAGAATTAAACGTAGCTGCACCTGCTGCACTCATATCAAATGACAATGCAGTTATATTCGAGCCACCATCATTGCCTCTTATTAAAACATCACCATCTTGAATGCCATTACCCAACAATAAATCATTGTTAGACTTAGCCATAAATCCATAAAGAGTGCCACCATCCAGAAAGTTTATATCTCCACCATCCGCGTCTAGATTAATATCCCCAGATATATCAAAAGTTAAGTCACCTGTTTTTGACATTCCACCAGATAAAACAATATCATCTGCCGTAAGAGTGCCAGTAACATCTAAAGCCGTGGCGGGGCTTGCATTAAGTATACCCACGCGATTGTTTGTGCTATCGACTACAAGTGTATTTGTATCAATCTGGGCATCGCCCGTTACAGTCAGATCATCTGCCGTATTAAATCTTGTAATGCCTGCCCCTAAGTACGCCATTAAGTAACCTCTAAAATAGACAGTGCAACGTCAGCACTGGAAGCCGTATTACTTGTAACTTTTAAAACATCACTTGCGTTAAGAACAACCTTTTGTTCACCACCTACAACAACTAAACTAGAACCTACAGGTACAGGAGCCGCTTTAATAAGGTATATATTATCACCGTCATTATTCTCGATCTGAACGTCCACCTCTATTTGAGAAGTTACGATATTAGATATGCTGAGACCTATAATCGTAGTTTCTGTCGAAGAAGCGCCAGTGTGTATGGTAGCCGCCGAAGTGCCTACTCCTGTGTCTGTTACTAATTTAAATGCGTTTGCCATTTGTTACTTCCTATCTAACCTAGAGCGATTGCCATAGCCACTGCTTGATTAGCAGCTTCTGTTGCAGCAAATGCAGTCGTAGCAATAGTCGTGTTGGTTGTTCCTGCGGCTTGAGTTGCGCCCGTTACTGAAGAAGATAAAGCACCGCTGCTCATCGTTCCGGTAAGCGCAAGGTCGCCTGTAATGGTAGCACCAGAAGAAGTAGCTGCTACTTTGGTCGAACCTGCGTTCTGTAAACGATTAAGATCATCAGCAACCGCACTTATAAAAACTACCGCACTGCCCGATAAATTAATAGCACTGTCCGAATTAGAACTTTCTGTCACCGCTGCCCTAGTTAAAGTAGTGCCAGAACTAGTGTATGTACCTGTTCCTATTTCAAAGTTAGAACCGTCCTCAATGACATACTGAATGACATCACTATTACTTACACCCGCATCTTCAAAAGATTGAAAGCCTGAAGAGGCGCTGCCTAAAGTAACGGTTCCAGTACCCGTTGTACTGGTTCCCATCTTTGCCCTGTTGAAGAGCTTTGCCATGTTCTTACCTTACGCTAGTTGAATTACACCGTTTGAAGGGCTGAAATCTAATGTAAAAGTGTCTCCATTGTTTAATGTCACGCTAGCCCCATAATCATACAAACCAATTAAAGGGTCGGCGGGGGAAGTAACCGTGTCGTCGTACAAGTATATATACCTAAATGGACCAACCGTGCCTGAAGCGGTTAGCGTCAAATCAGCCACAACAAGCTTGTAAGTTCCTCCTGTTTGTGAAGAAGAACTTGTAGTTAAGGTTCTTGAAGAGCAGTTTGTGTAACTGATTTGCGTTACATTAGCCAATATACCGTTAGAATCTCCCGTTGGATTGCTTGATTCAGAACCGGGTGCAGTATTTGACAAAGCAACTGCGAGGGTATCTGTCCCTAAGTTCATAGCTTCAACTGCGTTTTCAACAAAGTCATTTACTTTAGTAAAGGATGCCATTTTTTATCTCCTATGTTATCCTTAGGATAGCAGACGAAGCATCCGCTATTGGAAATTGTATTTCAAAGGTGCTGTTTGAAGCAGACCTGTCACCCCCAAAGTCTAACACAGCAACGGCTGCTTTGGAAGAGTGTGTGTCATTATAGATCAAAGCACCTCGTGCAGTGAAAGTTGCATTTGCCCATTCTACGTTGTCGAAATCAACAAGGGCGGTTGTTCCAGAAGCCTTTGGAAACGTGCTTGCAAGAGTGAGAGATTTCCCGGTCGCACTGTAAGCGCTGCCTGATGTATTTGTAATTTCGTTGCTAGAACTGTAAGCAGTAGTAGTTGCACCCAATGTTGCTGAACTTGTATAAAGAGCAATTTTAAAAGTGTGTGAATCAAAGTCATGCTCTCCTTTAAAAAGCTCAACCTTAAATGAAGTACATGTCGTTTGTGTAATAGCCATTATGCTGCCTTACTGTTTTGGTAGATTAACGCGACCAACACGATAATCTTGAGTGTTTTCTTTGGATTCTCCAAATAATTTTAAACCAACTAAACTTTCTTGAAAACGTTTATCATACATTTGAAGAATATCTGACTCCCCTTTCATAAAAATGTAAGCTTCGATAAGACTACCGTACAAAAGAGTCAGTTCTGCATTTTCACTTAACCACGTTGTGCCCGATCCTGCTCCGGCAGTAAGACTTGCCGGACGATAAAAATAATGGATTTCAACGGTTAAATTTTCGTTTGGAGTAGGACCAAGAATAAAATTATCTATATCAAAAACCGAATAATATTCCGGAGTGCCTGTAAGGCTCTCATCCGGACTAAACGTTTGAACAAAACTAACGTCTTTAAATTCAATAAATCTAACAGATCCACCGGTTTTAAGAGATAAAGAAAAAGGAGCTAAAAAATCAGAAGGTTTTGCCAAATATTTATTTGAAGCCGTCATCGATCCGGCTACGTTCTTTTTAAAAAGATCAAGCTGTACTGTTTTTAATATTCTCTCTTCAGAAGCCTTAATAAAAGTGTCTATATTAGCAACAAAGGACGTTTCGGTGTTTTCCGTATAGTCCTTTATTGCTTGTGTTAATGAATCATATGTAAAACTCATGGTGTGTTCGCTTGGCCTCCCATTCCACTATGATTGGAACAATAGTAATACAACGTAGGTGCGCCTACAGCTACGACTATCTGTGTGTAAGCACCAGAGCTACCGGGAGTACCTGCAGTTGTTACCCCTGTAGTATACTCAGAACCTCCACCATGTGTTCCATCAGAAGTGGTGCTAAATCTTATAGGGTGACCGCCGTTACTTGAATCGCTCTGGTCAAGACGATAAGTGTTTCCTTCATTTAAGGTAAGTGTTGGAGTTTGAGATCCACCTATATAATACTTATTGCCGTATCCCGTGCTTTGTACGGTTACTGTGAGAGTTTCAAAAGAACCAAAAGTAGCAGTTTGACCCGTTAAGGTAAAGCTACCAACATCACAGACTAAAGTTGTGCTAGAAGCGGTCAAACTCACGTCTTGACCTGTTAAAGTAAAACTACCCGCCGCCATGACTATGGTATCTGTTGCGCTATCAGAGCCTTGACCGGGAGGCGTTACGGTCCCTACAACGCACGAAGGAGCGAGTAAATTGTCTGGAGACAACCCAGATATGCCTGCAAAACCAACAGGGTTAAATCCATGTTGAACAGCCCTTTCTTGAGTCAAATTCGGCTCCGGCCTCGCATCCTTCAACGCTTGAGGGTCATCCACTTTTTTAAAAGGACCTAATTGAGGGTGTTTTCGCTCATATTCATCTGGTCCAACTAAAAGACCATTCCATTCTCGCTTCATTTCACGATAGAGATACCTCTGACCACTTCGATCAGAAATACCGTAAGCGTGTTTTCCTGTAGCGAATCTTGCCATCAACCGACCCTATAGTATTCATATTTAGGGACAACGTTGAAACTTGCCCTGTCCCTATCCTCTGTCATAGCTCTTTCAAACTCTTCTTCATAAACACTTTTTAAAAGCTGTGTTCTATTTGGCGCTCTCTTAAGAGAAATATAATATGCAAGACCCGCCGCTAAACACGGATAAAATCTAAAAGGAACATCTAAAGTTCCATCCTGAGTAACAGCATCATCCATTCTTGTTAACGCATTATAATAAACAACATCTGTAGCATTCTCAGGAACCGGCCACAGTTTTAAAACAGGCGCAACCTGCCTGTCTAAGAAAAATTGGTTTGGTCTGCTTTGAGTAGTTTTCTCAGGAATGTTAAGATACTCATCTCTACTTAGCCTATCTAAAGAAAAATCGGTCCCATCTCTTCGCACAACAACAGAAAGAATATCAATTGTGTCTGGGGCTATTGCGTAATTGCCGGTGCCCTGTGTAAGTTCCAAAGTTCTTTCTTTAATAGTCCATTGGTTCAACCCTCTATTAGCCCACTCTGCTAACATTAAATTTAAAGAGCGTTTGGCTGTTTTCAGGTCATAACCGGTGCGAACCTCAAGTCCACATCGTTCAAACGCCTCTTCCACATAATCTGCAACGTTTAAAGCAAATTGAGAAAAACTCGACCCGCCAACGGTTTCAACTGTACCGCCCATTCCAGAGTGGTTGATACAATAATAAAACAAATTCGGAGCATTATCTGCAACATTGATCTCAATGTAAGCTCCTGATTCTCCGGCCGTACCATTAACAGTGACGCCCGTGGTATATGCGGACCCTGAGTTGTGCGTTCCGTCCCTAGTTTCGGAGAACCTAAACCCATGCGTGGAAAGAGTTGAATCAGATAAATCAAAACGATACACAGACCCCTCTGTCAACGCTAAAGGCATTTGACGCATATTATTAATATAATATTTGTTTCCGTCGCTTGTTGATTTAACAGTGACAGTAAGGTCTGTATAGTTTGGCATATCTTATTTCTTCTTCTTAACCATGCCGCCGCCGCGCATTTTCTTAACCATGCCACCGCCACGCATTTTCTTAACCATGCCACCGCCACGCATTTTCTTTGTTTTTGTCATTTTTTTTCTAGGTCTCATTGCCATTTTTAAGTCTCCTGTACAAGTTTGATCTATGGTCGAATAATTCACGAGCGTTATAATCTCGCTCATAAATCTTATAATAACCTCTTTTTGCTAGTTTGTCTGCGCTTTCTTGCAATTTTGATAATCTTTGAACAAAGATCATTGCATACTCTTTGTCCACAAGCGCTTCAAAATCTGAGGCCACGTCTGCTACGAATTCATTACCGTCGTCATCTGGGTGAAAACCCATTAACCAAATATCTTTATCAATAAACATGCCTTGAGAAATAGCTTTGTTCATCTCATGCAAATAATCATGGAAGGATTCAGGATCTTTTTCAAAATCTAAATCTATAATTATAGCTACTTCAAAGTTGTCGTCAAAAGCACTTACCAATGAATACAAACATTGAAATGAGTTTTCGTATTTAAAAATAATTGAAACTTTGCCGTCTTGCCACGCTTTTTGTGCAAAAGGACAAGCGGGCATATCATTAAAAGAAGGGTTTTTTTCTTCCAAAACTGTTTTGGACCATTGTAAAAGTTCTTTTACAATATTTCTTTCCAAGGTTGGTTCTAGAAACTCAAGTCGCATTATGAAGAAACCGATCCAGACGTATATTTACGCCTATTTGCCATTACCTTCCCACACCCTCTAGCCACTATTTTGCCGTTTTTTGCTTTGGGGGTCTTCCTCTTCGCTTTGGTGCTGACGATTTCTCCACCGAACGCTGCAAATTTAACTTCTGCCGCTTTTGTGTTTTTGACAACTTGTTTGCCTCTTGCACCTTCTTTTTTCTTTTTTCGGGCTGTGGACGCTCTTTCGCTTTTTGAGAGGCTGTTTGCTTTTGACCTAGGAAGACACCTATCAGGATTTTTTTTATCTTTTGAAGTACCGCATTTACCTTTGATTTCACCATCAGAGCCAATCCTTACCCAATCCTGTTTTAACCATTCTTTAAGTTCTCCCATTACCTACCCTTTCGTTTACCGCCTTTTGATTTTTTGGCGTAGTTCGGATCTTTACAATATTTAGACGCTGCTAAGTTTGCATACGCAGAAGGATAAGTATCAAAAGTTCGTTTTGCCCAAGCTTTTCCTTCAGGACAAATTTTACTTCCTTTACTTTTTTTTGAGGCTTCTCCACCTTTTCTAAAATAAGACAATCCTCTCGGAGTTTTCATTTTTTTCATTCCGGGCATTAGCATTTCCACCTTTTTCTTGCCTGTCTCAAACGAGAGTTAGGGTTCTTTGCGGCCTTTGGAAACTTCTTCATTTGGCCTGCAGAACGGGCACAAAACGATTTTCTACGTTTTGCATCTTTACTCCCCTTCTTCACTTTACCTGTAACTGCGGTTTGAAGTTTTGAACCGGGATTTTTCTTTCTGTAAGCTTTTACGCCCGCCGCAGTCATCCCCGCCCCTTTTTCTGTGGGGCGAAAATTCTTTTTATTGCGCTTCGGCATATTATCGCTTTTGCGCTTTTTATTCTTTGACGACTTCGTTTTAACCTTTGAAGCCATAACAATACCTAACTAAAGAAAATCGTTAAAGCAGTTACATTGGTGGCAACGCTTACATGAACGTCACTAGTGCACAAGATACCTTCGTCTGGTATATTTACAGAGTGAGAATCTGACGCTTTAAAATCAAGATCCAAAACAGTGCTTCCACCATTCCCATCTGTAATCGTTAAGCGACCTGCACCTGAAGAATTAGTCAAAACCTGAATCTGACGCAATCTGGCACGGCCTACAGAGGCCGCCCCAGTTCCGGTCAGACGTTTTGCTCTTACATCTGAATTAGCCATTACAACCCCTTATTAAGCAAGATTGTTGTTTTGAGCATATAGAATAGTAACACGAATTTCGCCTGCAGATGTTGCGGCAGAGTTTGTTACTGTCAGACGAATATCAGCACTTCCGGTGTCTTCCCAAGCCAAAGCACCACCAGATTGTGTGGTCGGATACTTACGGCCTGCAGTGGTTCCAATTGCAAATGTGTTGACAAGTGTTGCTGCACCACCAACGGTGTCACCTACGCTTATGTTTGTTGCTCCGCTTGCCGCTGTAATTACGTCAAGTACACAATCAATGATTTGTGAATTTGCAGGAATGACCACGTCCGTAACGGACGCAGCTAATGCACCACCTGATAAATCAGCCGCAAAAGTCTGAGACATCACAACCTGACCAACATTTGCAATGTCAGTACCTAAAGATGTTCCTGTAGTATTTTTAATTGTGCCCGCTTTAATCGGACCTGAAAAAGTTGTTGTACCCATGCTATACTCCTGTCTTGGGTTAAGTCAGTTGCCCAATGCAACTGTCAGGGATAATTTTACTATACATAAAAAAGAAAAAAAAGAAAGGGGCAACAAATGTTGCCCCAATCAACTGGGAGGAAAAAATCAATATGAATTGATCTTCCTCATTATAGCACAGTTTATGCTCCGGGTGTACCAAAAACACAACGCCAGTCAGAAACACCAAAGCTATAACGCTCTCGTGCCTTGAATCGCATGTTTCCTGTGTCGAAGTCACCTTCCATTGCGGTTTTGATTGGCGCACGGTTGAAGTATTTAAAACCGTTTGGTGCGTCAGTCTTAATGAAAAATGCATCAGTATCTGTTAAGAAGTGGTTTACGACCGCTCCTTCTGGAAGCATACCCATGTTTTTCATTGCGTTTGCGTCATTGTCCGCAGTTCCTACACGAAGGTTTGAATTCATTACACGCTCTGCAATAAACTGCAGTTCTTTTGGAATAATGAGTTTCATACCGCGTACAGCAATTTTGAGACCACGCTCATCGGTGAAACCTGCAATGTCAATCAACATCTGCTCAAGAGAAGTTTCATTGAGATCTGCCGCTGTTGACAATAGGTTACGTTGGTTACCCGACAATGATGGGTGTGCATTAGAACACAGAGCCGCACCGTCACCAATCGCATTTGCACCAGTATTGAACGCGTTGTTCAAGATAGATGCAGCTTTGATTTGCTTTGTCTGCGCCATTGAGCGAGCCAGAGCTTTTGTGTAACGAGATGCGAGACGATCATAAAGATTGTCCTCAACTGCCTCTTCCGTAATTGAAAACGCAAGAGCAATTGTCTCATGGGTGTAACGTGCAGTGTATGTTTCCTGTGCATCGTCAAAGTTGATGGCTGCGCCCTCTCCTTTAACCGGTGCTGTGGAAAAACCACCTAGCATTACTTCCTCTTCGAATGCACGATCCGAAGATTCTTCTTCAAAGATTTCGGCATGTTCGTTTTCATAACGATCATACTCAAGTCCGAACAAGGCGTTAAGGCCGGGTTCTAACTCTTTCGCTAATTGTGCGCGAGAAATAGCCATATTTCAGCCCTCCTTATATGCCAGTTGACAACGACGTTGTCTGTGAAGCCGAGGCTGCCACAGGCGCGTTGTGATGAAAGTTAAAACGAACAACATAGTTAACACCTGCGGCGTCAAAATCCAAATTCGCTTCATCGCCTGTTAGGCCGACTACACGCATGAATAGTGTCGCTGTCGTTGCAACAGTAGAGATGTCCATCTCTGCAGTAGAACGACCAGTGCTTGTTGAACCACTTGTTGCAGTCGCCAGTGAGACGTTTGCAAAAACGTTTGACAGAGCAGTTGCACGGTCTGTAGAAGATCCGTCCGCTGCAACCATAAACAATTGGTTCGGATTGTCCGCCACGAAGGCTTTCACTGGATGGTTCGTATCAACGCTAACGTTGTTTGAACCGGGCCAAAAGTTCTTGAAAACTGGTTTCTTGCTAGAACTATCGACATATTCTACGCCCATAAGGACTCCAAGAGCGGGAACAGTACCACCGTTGGCATTGCCAACAATATCTATCACACCGGCAGCCAGTGGAATCACTGGCGAATACTGGAAGATAGCATTCGTATTGTTTGATGCAATCTCATACTGAGTTACACCAGTGGTATTTGCGCCTGCGCCGTTAAGCCCAATAGGACGAAGACCAAAGGCAGTATCTTGATTTGCCATTTAATATTCTCCTTATCAGGGCGACCCCTAACTTCGTCGAGGGCCACCGAAGGTTACACGAGATTGACGGTCTGGTTTAGAGATCGTCATGGTTGAATGTTGGTTCTGTGCCATCAACTCAGAATCAATCGCTTCTACCTGATCCGCATTACGCGCTTGATAGTACGCGTTGCGTTCATTTGCGGTTTCTTCTGGTATTCGGGCCAAAACTAAGCCACCAACGCCAAAAACACCTGAATATCTTCCTGAATCAACTACCGGGGCCTCAAAGTCAGGAAACTCGTCCTTACGAACTAATTCCCAACCTTCACGCATTTTTGCGCTGATGTTCTTCGTATCATCAAACCCACGCGTTTCTGCGCGAATCCAACGATGCTTAAAACCATCCGGTGCAGGTGGTGCATCTAACATTGTAGGAGGAGACCACGGCCTACGCTGCGCCGTCTTCTCTCTCGTTTCATTTGCACGAGAAGTTCGCTTTACTGTATCTGTCATGTTGCTTACTCCTTAACGTGTTTCGCGTATGCTTCAAGCGGCACACCCAATTTTTTCGCTATTGCGACTTGGCTAGGGGTGAGTCTAACCTTTTTCCCACTGCTGCGCCCAGAAGATCTTGAGACACCTGCAACCGTCTGAGCGGGGCGTTTGCCGGTGGTTTTGACAGGCACATTAAACTTTTCATTAATGCGTCGATCAAGTTCAGTATAGTACTCATCTGTGTTCGGGTCAAACCCTTCATTTTCGACAAGTCGTTTATGTATCCCAAATGCTGCAAATGTCATGGCCTCATCTTGTCCAAACCAATCATTTCTTTGTGCCCAATCCTCTGCTTTTGGATCAGGACGACGCATTTGTTGTGGCTGTTGTTGCACCTGTTGCGGTTGCTCCACAACCTGTGACCGTTGTTCTTGTTGTATTTTTGCTTGAGCAAGCCGGTCATTTTCAATTGAAAGTGAAGCAATCTTCTTATTTGCCTCAACCGCAGCCTGCGTATCGCCAAGTTCCATAGCACGAGCCAAGTCAGTCTCAGCTTGGGTCATCTGTGTGGTCACCCTAGACTCGTACTCATTGACGTAATGAGTGTCTAAGCTATCCATACGCTTTTTAAGCCCTTCAGCCTCCTCCTGAACGCTCTTAGCGTACCTGAGAGCCTCTTCCTCACGCCTTTGAGCCTCTCTCATCTTTTTTGTAAGACGATCAATACGCTTTTGCGTGTTATTTTCAGCTTTTTGGAATTCATCTTCGCCTGTATCAGACGAAACCTCTACCGAGGGGGCCGGTTCCGGCTCTTGCGGAGTATCCTCCGCCTCTGTATCAATGACGGTTTCTTCTGCACCGTCTAAATCTAGTTCTACTTGCTGTTCTTCTGCCATTTTTGCCTCTTAATAGTGTAAAATGTCTTCTGGATTGTTAATTTTTGCAAGAATTTCATCATCATTGAGAATTCTTACCTCTCCGCCGTCAATATTGAAGCGAGAACCGGAGTATCGGGCGAACATCACCCAATCTTTCTCTGCACACCACGGCCCGTCAGGAAACTTTTCTTTATCCTGATACGCCAGTGCACCGACTTTTAAAACATAACCTACTTGAGTAGAGACTTTATTCTCTTCCACAACTTGATCGGGCAAATATATTCCAGATTCCGTCTTACCTTTACCTCTGTAAGGCAAAATGAGTATGCGCCACCCCGTAGGACTTGGCATTCGGTCCAACAATGAACCATCAATTGCGTCTGGGTTTAATACTTTTGGAGCTTCATACGCTTCCGAAAGATTTTTTACTGCGTCTTTGACGCTTGCGAGGTCAACTTTAGTCAACACTTTGCTCCTGTTTATCTAGCAGGCTCTTGAGTTCCTGTTCCACATGATTGAGGGCGTCCATATTGCCCATAAGCTCACGATATTGCTCCATAGACTTCACATTGCCGTACATCATTAGGTCAACAATGCTCTGTCTACGCTCTTTTATAATGCGAAAAACAGCTTCCGCAACAAAAATCTCGTTCATTTCTTAAAAAATCCTATAAAGTCTAACTTTTTATAGGAAAATTTAAGAAGATATGCAAGAAGTTCTAGTCAATTAACTCAAAATGGGGGCCGTCAATGAAAGGACGACGACCTTGAGATCGTCTTAGGTCTATATATGCATTCATAGCCTCTTCCATAGTCCCCTCCCACTTACGAATGTCCATAGGATAAGGCATTTCTGGCGTACCCCAAGCGGCACCCCAACATATAGGCACGTTAAGATTAATAGCTGCTTCTTTTATCGCGTCAGCCAAATCATCGTACAAATTCAACTCCCAACTTGCCCGGCCGTTCACAAAGGCCATAATGTCGAAAGCCTTACCTTCAAGGTGTTTTGATTTTAGCGTTTGGGATGCACCGGAGGCCACCAACTCTTTTTGCTGTTCGATGGTTCTCATACCCTGCACAACTCCGAAATCGGTTTTTGTAAGCGTAATAGCCATCTTAATAACGGCTTGTAGCCCGTCATCAATTCCTTCTAGCCTGTCAAGGCTACGTCTACTTAATTTAAATCCACTCATTACTTTCTCCTAGTAAATTGTTTATACCCTTTGACACCGAAAGAGGCCGAAATTGCAATGCCCAAACTGTAAAAATACCAGTCCGGTGCTTTATGAAGCTGTTCAAAACCCCTGTCTACAATACCTTCGGCACCCGGTATGAACGCCAAAATTAATGGAATACTTAGAACAATTACAAAAAATTCGTCTTTCCATGAACTTTTAGAATTTTCTGCCATTATGCGCTCCCAATCGGCAACGCTTGTTTTTTCTGACAAAAGTATCTTTGCTTTTGCTTCGGCTTCAGTAAGCTTTAGCTTTGCTTCAGCCGCCTGCTTGGTAGTCTTGGCATCGAGCCAACTACTAGCTAAACCTGCAACAGGGCCTAATAACTGTCCAATCATTACTTTAAAACCTTTTTAAGTTTTTTTGCTTGACCGGCGTGTAGTTTAGAAGCCTTGTTTAAACCCTTTATAACTTTTTTAACGCTTTTTTTCTTTGCCTTAGTTAGTTTTGTCATTGTCCCTTACCCATGTTCGTAAATCCGTAATAAGCTGCAACTATGGCAGCAATGCTGACGTAGTATATGTTACTCATGCTAGATAGCATTTCAGATGCTTGTGGTAATTGCATCCACTCTGTAAAAACAACGCCAAATGGGAATAAAAGCATACCTGTAAGACTAAACCAAGCCATACGTCTCTGTGCATCACGCTTGGCATCTGCGTCCATCATAATTCTACGACGGTCCTCAAGCATAATTTCACGCTCTTCTGGATCAATTTTCCCGTTGTCGTTCAAATCGTATTTTGCTTTGGGCATCTGCATACTCCTGTACTATTCGCTTATTATATCCCAATATTATTAGTCTACCATTTATATCATACGCTGCAAACTTTTTACCTTTTTCTACTATTACAGGCTTGAAACCTCCAGACACGCTACCTTCATCGAGTTGTGCGTCACCATTATTTTTGCCTTTTCGGCCTGTGCTAGGCATTGTTCCTCATCCGAATAAGTCCCAATCTGATAATACTGCAAATGATCTGTATTTATAAAGTGTAGAAAAATTAAAACATATGTCATCTAAAGTAATCCCTCACGTCCAACCAACCCATATAATGAAGATATCCGGTGGCACCCACAAATGTAAAAATTAACAAAACAACTATACCCACTACAGTTATAGCAAGTTCTTGTCTCTGTATAGCGTCCCTTCGGGCTTGCGCCTCCGCCTCTCTTTTTTCTGCAAGCACTTCTCTGCGTATTTTTAAAAGCGTATTCCAATGACTTGGGCCTAATTGCTCACAAATAAATTTTTTTAATTCTTCTTCAGCCTCCGCCGCCTGACGTAGTTTGGCAAAACGGTCTAATGCCGTAGCATTTACGCTTTTTCCTGAAACACCTTTTTTTTGTAATTGTTTCTTAGCTGCGTCCGTAGCGTCAAAAAATTGACCAATTTGCTTACTGAGACCTGCTACAGACTTACCGGCGGCTAATCCAGTTTTCAGCCCGGCTAAAATTGTTAATGGGTCCATCTCTACATTCCGTCATTTCGTGTAAACTCAACGGTTTTCTCCAGTATTCCCACTCTAGATTGTAACTTTATAATCTCCATCATATGGCTAGCCATGCCACCCATATCTTCATTCATCATATCAATATCTGCCCAAATTTCGTTATCCCCGTCTTCCATGTCTTCATAAAATTCGGCAAGAATATCAATCAACTCTTCGATGTTTTCTTTGTTTTGCTCAACATCTCTTATTAAATTAGTTCTGTCCGTAGCGTTGTTCTCAACGGTAAGAATACTCACCGTCTCCTCCAAGTTAGATATAGTACTAGCCTGTTGGGCGGTCCACCAAATGAAACCGCCAATCTGGGCTATCACAACCCCAACTACAGCAATGCTTACTTTGGGCAGCTTGTCAGACATTTAGGCGTTAGTGAACCGTGCGCCGCGTAGTGCAGCCCCCATTCCACGCTTCTTTCCTGTTGTGACCTTAGCCTTTGCAATATTAGGAGTCGGTATTTCCTCCAACTTGCAATAAGGTATTCTACCCTGATCCTTAATATCAGCATAATTTTGCGGCGTTTGAGCCGCTTTTGGTGTATTCGTTACAATCTTTACACTTGCCATTACTGACCCCTTTGCTTCATTAGTTCGCGCTGCATTGCGCTATCAATTCGTGCCGCCGTCTGCGCTTCCTGACTCGCGAGCCTCTTATCAAACTGTTCGGCCCGCATCTGTTGATTCTGCGCGTCAAGCTGCAATTTTGCTTGATCCAGTTGTGCATCCGCCTGTTCGGACTGCGCCTTGATCTGCAACTCCTGTTCTTTTAACTTTACCAGAGGATCGGGTCCCTGACCAGATACTTGTGCACTTAGCTGCTTCAATTGCTGCATACCCGCCGCAATACCCTGTGCAATCATCGCCTGCATCTGCATCTCTTGTTGCTCCGCAGGTACAGGTCCGGCTTGCGCCATCTGAGCCATAGCCTGTTCTTCGGCCTGCAATCTTACATGCTCCATAACATGCTTTTGTATAGACATTGCAACCGGAGGCATCCCACCAATCATAGGACTAGATGCAAAAACTAAATGCGCCATAATGTGAGCCTGATGATCCTGACCCTGAAACGCGTTCAACTCTATCATATCCATAGCATTGATGTTTTCTGACGCGGGGTCCGTGGGCACCGGTTCTTCGTCCGGAACCTTCTTCATCAAACGATCCACATCCGTTACACCAATCGCCTCATACATATCACGATACACTTCATGCATATTATGCAACTCAGGAGCCGCACCCGCCAACTGCATCTTAGTCTGTGCCAACGCTATACGCTGCGCCTGACTAAACGTATTCGGATTACTAACAGGAACCACATCTACACGATCATCAAAATCAGACGCCATTATCGCCTGATCCCCATTTTCCACAGAATATGGGTACTCTTGAGGCAAAAACTCACTCATAACACGAGAAAGTATCTTAAACTCCATCCGCATCGCATAATGTAAGCGCTTATGTACAGCGCTCATTACCCGTGTGCCCTGTTCCAACATTGCCAAAGTTGTGCCGACAGCCGCGTTCTGATTGCCGTCACCAACCTTCATATCAGTAATAGTCGCGAACCTCTGACCCGCTTGTACAACAAAACCCAATAAATTAAACAACGTCTGATCGGGACCCTTAAAGGGCAGCGGCATAAGACTATCTCTGATAGCCCCACCGGGCGCGTCAACGTCCCTAAACTCGCCCGGCTGCAAAGGATCATCATCGTCACGAATCCTCAAACCACGCGCCTTAAAACCCGCAGGAAGATTTGACAATGTACCTGCATCGATCAACTGTCGCAGTGCCGCTGTGGCGGTTCGGGAGAGACCGCCAATCGTGTGTATCAAACCAAGACCATAAAAACCAAAGCCCGGTAAAAACTTGTAATGCACAAAATATTGTATCTTGCGCTTTAACTCATCATCCTCACGATAATTACGACGAATAGACAAAACTTGCCCATTATCTTGCGAAACCGTCACAATGTAAGGAACCTTTATACCCGTAGGCTCCCCATCTTCGTCCACATCCTCAAAACCATCTAAATCTAAATCCGCATGAAACTCCAGTAAAGTACAGTCATAATCCACGTTTCCGGGTTCAAAACCAGTAATCCGGTTCAATTCACCCTGTACCTCGTCAGAATCACCCTGTTGCGGTATAATAGGAATATCACGATATATCCCCGCTAATTGCTGCTTACGCAAATCATTCAAATTCATACGAATAACATGCGCTATGTTAGAACATGTCTCTAAATCAGAGGTCTCGTAAGGAACTACCAATTGCTCCGCAGGCACAAACTTACTGACCGCACGACCCAAAACCTCATCGTAATACACCTTCTTAAACGTACTGCCCGCCAAAGGTAAATAAAACAACATCTGATCCATGTCAGGCGTGTAATCTTCCATTACAGTCGTGATGTAATAGTTCATAAAGTTTCGAACGCGGGAAGCCTGTTCCTGTTTCTCCCGCGTCTCATCACCCATAATTGCTGTACGGACGGGACCCGACGAAGGTAAAAGTTCATTAAACGCCTGCGCCTGAAACTGAGTCGCAGCTTCCGCAAGTAACGGGTGAGTCACCCCAGAAGCACCGCGAAACGGCTCCGTCCGTTCCTCATAATTAAATCCAAGAAGCTCCAAACCATCCGTGTAAGCGTCTTCCCACTCCTGACGACTGGCCTTGTTTGCATCAAACTCGCCCATCAATTCAGAAGAAATCGCCCCCAACTCACGGTCATCCATGTTCTCAGCAAGATTCTCGCCAAAACCCATGTCCTCTTTGTCTTCCGTAGGATCAAAATCCACAAGGACACTTCCGTCGTCCTCGGTTACAATCTCTATCTCCTCTTCGCCCTCAAGCATCAAAGGAGTCTCTCTAGAATCAGGTATCTCTAATTCTAACTCTGCAGACAGATCATCCTCATCCAATTGAGATGGAACATTCGTGTCCATTAGTCCGCCGATAGGTGCTCTCGCCATAGAACTCTCCTAGTAATATGCCCTCACTGTAGCAGACTTTTCATCATCTTGCCAATCATCTGTTGGTAGTTGTACAAAATTACCCTGACGATACCGCATTAATGCCTGTGTCATGCTATCTACTAAATCGTCATACTCTCCCTCCGGAAAAGCCGCAACCTCCTCAATTAACTCCTCCGCCCAAGGCTCGTCAGGTGCCCAAACCATGCCCGCCTCAAACAAAGGACTTACCGAATGTACCCTCGTCATCTTGTCGTTACCCTTGCTCGGAGTGAAATTTACAACAGGAATTCCCGTCTGCCGCATCTCGTGAGTTAAAGGCAGTCCGCTCGCTTTCGCCTCAATAATTACCGTGTCCGGCTCCCAATACTGATACTCTTCAAACGCAAGTGCCTTTAACTCAGGGAAATCATAACGCCCTTTCTTGGCATCTAAAAGGATTAAATTAGGCGGACCACCCTCCTCCGGAAAAAAAACACCCCACGTCGTTATCGCACTAAAATCAGAACGCTCCCTCTTCGTAAACGCCGTGTCCAAACTCTGTATCACATACTGTAACTGCGGGATCTTCTCACCCTCCCAAACCTTCCACCAATCCCGTGGAATAATCGCATTCTCCTCACCCGTAGGATTCTGCTGATACTGCGCGTTCCACTTGCTCGCCGGAATTGATGCGCGAACCGCGGTCAAATCCTCAATACTCCAAAACTCCGGCCAACACGGCGTGTCATCCTCAAATATCGCCGGTAACTCCACAACCTCCCACTGATCCGCTAAGGGATCTTTAGCCATCGCCCTCAATAACTGACCCGTCATGTCCTTCTCCGACCAACGCGTCTGTACCAAAACTATACTACCTCCCGGCTGAAGACGTTGTCGGGGACCCCCAGTATACCAATCCCACGCATCATCAAACCCACTACTGCTCATCGCAGTCTGCTCCGAATGCGGATCATCAATAATAACTAAATCACCACCACGACCCGCTAAGTTCGACCCCACACCAACAGCATAATACATCCCACCACGGCTCGTGTCCCACCTACCAGAAGCCTTACTATCCGCCGCAAGCTTAACCTCCGGAAAGATCTCCTTGTACTCATCACTGTCAATCAAGTTCTTCGTCTTACGTCCAAAATTTACAGCAAGCTCCGTCGTGTGCGTCGCCTGAATAATCTTCATATTCGGGTTCTGTCCCATCATCCAAGCCGGAAATAAAAAGGACGCAAACTCACTCTTCGTGTGCCGTGGGGCCATGTTGATAATCAAGCGCTTTAGCTCGCCGCTCGCGACTCTCTGGAGCTTCTCGGCAATGATTTTATGGTGCCTGCCAGAGATAAACTCAGGCCACATAGAATGTACAAAATATAAAAAATTATTTTGCGCTAATTCGTTTTTCTCCAATTGCGCCAAACGCAACTGAAGTTTCATCATCTTATCTTCTACCGAACCTATGGTCTGATTCATCGGGGGACCCTATGCGATTTTATGCAACTAAGCGCAAAACCGATTCTATTTTGTATTTCATTATTTGTCAAAAACATGGTCCTTGCCTACGCTGCCCGCGCCGCACCACCTGGGCGAAAAATCGCGATTTTTGGCAAATTTTCAACGGTTTTTGACCCGATATCGGAAGGGACCCGGCAAAAAATAAACGGTTCGCGGACCGAGATCCGGCGTCAAATTTCCACCGGCTGCCGGTGCCGGTTTTATTTTTCCGGCGTTGGATCTGGAGCACCGGCCGCGGATCTGGACCAAAGAACCGACGGCCCAGAAAACCGGCCCAGTGTCCGCGGATCTCGGGCCATACGTTTTTAATCATGATCGAGGGAGGGGAGGCGGCAAGTTTTAAAAAGAAATAAAAAAACCCCCAGTAATTAAACTGGGGGCCATAAAACAGATATAAAAGTTTTATTTATATATTTCCGGGAAAAGTTCTTTTGCTTTAAAACCGTTTGGAAATTCGGCTTTCATTTCGCTATCAATTTTATTTAAAACCTTCCGCGCTTCCAAATTTTGCGCCTCAAGTTCTGCGTTCCAGTCTTTCAACTCTTTTAAAAGTTTTTCAATTTCGTCATCAGTCATTTTTAAACCTCATAAAAAAGGGGCGGAAATACCCCGCCCCGATTAATCGCATAATATCGCTTATTCGTCAAATTTAAAGCAATCGGGGCACTTGGTGCGCTCGCTTTCTGGGATATAGTTTGCGTAATTATTACCCAACATAGGCCGCCCGCAAAGTGTTTGACCATTGCCGCCGGATAAATGCCATTGCCCTAGTTTTTTGACCCAGTTTAATAAAACCGCCATTTAAAGAACCTCCAGATCATCTATATCAAATAATACGCCGCCGTTAACGGTGCAGTATTCAATCACCTCTAGTTCTTGGACGCGCTCTAGAACCTTCTGGGGGGTTTCGTCGTTTGACATTATCCCCTTTTCTCTTGCCCAGTAAACGCGCTCCAATGCGTCGTCGGTTAATTGTAGCCATTGGTCAAAAGTTCTCATCTAGTTGACCTCCAAGCTTACTGACACGCCGCCATAATTAAACAGATCCTTTACGGCGTCTTTTATTGTGTCCTCATCAATCTCGAAACTGTCGAGGTTGTCCCGCAATGTGTCAACGTCGCTTACCAAGCCTTCAATAGTTTGGTTTTCATCAATGCACATTTCTATCTCGTGCGTAATAAAACTTTTAATTTGTGGCTTTAAATATTCGAATAAAGATTGAGAAAGGTTTTTTTCCCGTTCGTTCAACTTTTCTTGAAAAGTGCGATATTCAAAAACTTGGTCCTTTAAAAGTTTTATATCCGCGGCGGCATATTCCAGATCCCTTGAAGTGCTTGGATGTGTCTCTTTAAAATCTTTCGCCAGTGCTTCCAGATGTTCTGTATTGCTTTTTAAATTATTCATTTTTTATACCTCATAAAAAAAAGGGGCGGGATTGCCCCGCCCCAGTAATAATGGGATTTATCTTATATGTAAAGTTTTAAAAAGTTTATGCCGCAATTCGGTTCC